AGGGACTTGGTTGGCAGCGACAGGGACTTGGTTGGAAGGTTTTTTGACAGAGTTGTTGGCAACGACAGGGACTTGGTTGGCAGCGACAGGGGCGACGACAGGGGCGTTGGCGTTGGCAGCGACAGGAGCGGCGACAGGAGCGGCGACAGGTACAGCCTTTGTGATTGCATTAATAATTGCGTTATTCTTTTCGTTAGTTATGCTTCCAAGAGGAGGGTTCTGATTAGCAATTGTTTTTTGAGCATTATTCGGAGCGTTTAATCTGTTTATTTTTCTATTGGCTTCATCATATAATACATATTTTTCCGCGCCGGCACTATTAGTATATTTATATACTTTTGACATCCTCTTCTACATAATCCCCAGAAAATCACCCAGCAATATCGCTCAACATACGCGCTGTCGGAGTCTATCCATTATTTTCTGTTCGGATTTATCTTCTTAAACGTTCTCCTCCGTTTTATATTGCGATGATGAGACCTCCTCTTACTCGCTTTACGTATAGAAAAGGTAGGAGGTAAACGTCGCATACTACGTAGTGATTTCATCTGTTTATAACCGGTTACAATCGGTGAAGAAGGTATCCAAATCGGATTACCTGCCGCATTCTTGCTCCAGTGACCTGATGTACGATGATAGGTACGTCCTTGGGGCGCACCAGGAATGAAACGTGGTTTTGGCGCAGGGGTTTCCTCCATCACGTACTCTTCGGGTTGCGTAGCGTTTTGAGCGTTTGCTTGCGTAGCATTTTGTTGCGTAGCCTGACTCATTTCCCTACTTCTATAGTAGGCATGGAACTGTTCGATGTATTTCAAAAGGGCCTAGTACGTGGTTCCGCTCATTTACCACATGATCCCAAGAAGGCCTATGCCTACGTCGAACACCCCGTAGAGGGCTGGCGCGTGTACTTGCGATCCTGTATGTTCCTGCACTTGCACTTTTTAGAAAAAAGTGCCCAAAATATAGCAAAAAGTGCCCAACACTTCCTTGTGGTCAAACGCCGAAGGGCTCATTCTACATCGGCCGCCTGGGAACCGCCCAAAGGGCAAATGGAGGGGAAGGAAATCCATCACAGTCGGAAGCCCATCTTGGAACTCTTAAAGGAGAACGTGCTCAGGGAAACGGAAGAAGAGGCTCACATCACCAGCGTAGAAAACCTAACACATACGGGCTTCGTTTTTCAATCACAGGAAACAGATTACCCGCGGAATCATTTCTTTCAATATCACCTGTTTCAAGGGCTAATAACGCAAGAACAAGTGGATCAGTCGTTTAATACATTTGAATGGATCAAAGAACATCCTAAGGGTTTTGAACGCTGGAAAAGAGATCGGAAGGAGAAAGATGCCGTAGCCTGGTTTGATCCGAAGACCACACGACTAAATCCGAGATGGTGTCCTGATATTGTAGCACTGTATTTGCGCAATGCTGTAAATAATCAACACACGTCTGTAAAGCGCATCATGCGTATCTAAAAGGAGTTTACTGTTTACGCGTCTTTCTTGCTTTGTTCCCCTTTTTTGTTTTACGAGTATCTTACAACATATCGCCGAACACGTTTCGCACGATTTCTTTTTGGCTTTCGACAAAGAATACGCATGAATTCAGCCCATACTAACTCAAAAAGACTTGCATCATCGGAATCAAGTGTTTTAGGATGATATTCCATGTAGTATGAAATCAATGACATTATATTGTATTTAACATTTAAATCCTCCCGTACTACTTGGCTTATATGCCGATAATTTCAACGGACAATACGCAGTACGATTAGGCCACTTCACAATAACATCCGTACAAAATACAGTATCTTCTTTGGTTAAACAGGCGGAAGATTCATTGAAACGAATGGTATCAAAGACTTCTCGCCGAATACTGGCTTGTCCGTTATGAACCTGTAGACCAGCAGGTCGTCCTTTTAACACAGTAGACCCCCACGGACATCGTTCCAGTTGATTCAAGAGATAAGGAAACTCGGTATACGTAGAAAAAGGGTTACCACTGGATTCAAAGTTATGAACCAATATCATCGAATCGTGTTTCGTAAAACAGTCTTCAATGATTTCCAGTCGTTGCGGGTGCATTTGATCATCCGCATCAAAAAAAGTAATAATATCGGTATCCAAATGAGCCCCTGCAATGTTTCGGTTTTGTGCAGCGGTCTGTTTAATATCATGGGTTAGCACACGAAAGGGAAAGGGGTAGTCGGTTACAGCATAAGGGATATCGGAAGGATACGAAGAAGAACAACTAATAAACACATCATCTGGTAAACGTGTTTGTAGGGCAATGGAATCAAGTAACCCTTTTAAGGGGGCAATATGGCCTTTGTAGCATGGAATAGCAACGCCGATACGCATGGACCGTATTGGTTCTATTGATTTAAACAGTATTTAGGCTATGTTAGATAATGTCCTTTTGGGGAGCATACGTACCTTATTTAGAAAATACAGCATTATTTATAAGTCAGCCATTTGAAAGAAATATTCCTACAGACACCTTGGGACTAACCTATACGTGGATCTACCCACAGGATACAGCCTGTAAAGAAGTCTGTCAGTTTCTATACGACTATTTTGGAAATCCTCCGCAGAAACCGCGGTTTAGTATTCCTATACATCATCTCTTGTCAAAAACCGATTTGCTTCTTCTTGCAAGGGATAATTCAAATAGGATTGTAGGATGTATTCGCTATCACGATATAGGCGTATTATATCATAATAAAGAGCGTATCTATGCGGTGGACTGTTTCTGTATTCATCCTGCGTGGAGAGGGAAGGGTGTGGGGCGACAGCTTCTCTACCGATTGCACTGTTATGCCAATCAAATAGGTATTCCTCATGCTGTATTTTTAAAAGAAGGCTGTACTGTGAATCCGTTTGTTACCCCGTTGTATTCGGGAACGTATGTGTATAGACGCTGTAGTAAGCCGAATAGCCTATCCCTTCGCAGACTGTCTGTAAAAGATGCTGTAAAATGGCTTACTATCTATCAAGACTGTAACCCATCCTGCTGTATTATTCACAATCCACAGTCATTAAATCAACAGTGGTATTTTTATAAGAAAGAGGCTCATTCTATTTTAATAGGAGTACAGGATACATACCAACGAAAAGATGAATATAGTATGGGATGGGTTACCGCCTGGCTAGAAAGTCCGCTTCTAACCGATAAAGAAAGGGAAGAAGCATCGGATAAACTAATGGAAAGCACAACATTTGATTATTTATGGATGAATCAAGTGTGGTGTACAAGTGAAAGGGGATGGCAACAAGATGGTGCCTTTCATTGGTATACGTATCAGTGGTCTTATATAGGACTAGGGCAATCTTATTGCTTGATGCATTAATGTTATAGTTTGCAGGACTATTAGAATTGTGCTATCGGTGGAGCCTGTCGTTTTCTTGTTGGCTGCTCGGCCCTTGTTAGAATTGCAGAGGGTTTCTGCCAAAAGGATGATTGTGGTATAGGTGCCTTTCTTGGTGCCATTGGTCTTGGTGCCTGTTGCGGTTGCGGCGCCTTTGCTGCCACCTGTTGCGGTTGCGGTTGCGGTGCCTTTGCTGCCACTTGTTGCGGTTGCGGCACTTTTGCTGCCGCCGCCGGTTGCAATGGTTCTGGCCAAAATTGCTTGGCAGGACTTTCTTGTGATCCTAGAATAATATTGCGCCCTTTCAAGTAAGTAGATTCACAGTCTTTATAGTAATTAATTAATACTTCTCTCGCGTCATGATTAATTTGTGCAATTGCAGGAAATCCCTGTTGAATAATCCGATTATTGAGTGACACTTTAATACTGGAAGGCAATACTGTAATATTAAATAGTTGAACTAGAATTTTGCCACAGTTTACAGCATGAATCCGCTGGCGTTGAATTAATTGATTATACACATTTAATACTGCGGCGCGCTTATCACCTGTTAAGGAAATCGGGGTTTCATCTGTGCATCGTTTGTCTTTTGTACTGCGAATGTCATTAATGGGTTTATCTTGTGATGACCCTTCAAATAAAGTAGACATTTCTTCGCGAAAGAGTTTATATTGTGTAACCGCATCTTTACTCATGCCTAATTTAGGGCTGGAAATGGAAATGGTGTCATAAAAAAGATCGTCTAATGCAGCTATTCCAGGGCTTGATGTAATTTTCTGCCCAGATTCAGGTAGACCTCCGTCCCACATGATTGTCTCACCCTTATCCGATGTTTTACTTATAAATTTCGCTTTGCAGACATAAGATTCGGTTTTCTCTGACTCAAAAATGGGATATTTAAGAAGTTGCATGGCACGTGCCATACAATGGCCAAGAGGGCGATCGCGTGTTAAATTGGTATAAATGCGGGTATAACCAAGGTGTTCAATTCGTTCTACAGCTACTGTTGTACTTGCTAGTACTCCAATCTGTTTTTTAAGATAAGGTATAATTTTTTCAAATAGCTCTGTAAAATAGACAGAAATGGATTTTGTGCTCCCTTTAATCGTAGGAATATTTGTACGAGTATCAATTGTAATAGTCTTCTCGGCTAAAAGATAAGACAGCGAATCGCTCTTGAGCTCACCTTTTTGATAAGTAAGCTTCTCTATCTTAAGTTTCACCTCGGTAGTACCTGGTACAGAAGATGCTGTAATATAAAGTGTACCAATTTGAGAGGTTCCTTCAGGGAAAATAGTAAATTCTCCATGTACATACGTTCGTCCTTCTGCATCTTTGTCTTTTTTCATAAAGCGAACAACTGCTTTACTATCGGTAGTAGTTCCAGTATATTCTGTAACATACCCATACTGATTTGGCGTACTACCAGATGAAATAAAACTGGAAAGAACAACAAAATCTCCAGCACTGGTTTGATCGAATCCTCCACCACGTGTAATGGGTAATTGTCTTGTATCATATCCTGGAGCAACAAACCGATTAGATGGTTCAGAAAGAAAGACAGTAGAGGTTTTCACATCTTCAATCAAGGTAAGTGCCAGTGCCCCATAAATCTGAAAAATGCGTGTATAATAATAGGACAGAATCAGACAAAGACTCTGTTTCTCCTGTTCTGCCTTTGAACCACTCGGTAGCTCTGTTAAGTCTTTTGCTCTACGAAAGGCGATAACTCCTGTTTTTGCATCTGTTACAGGAAGGATACGCAGTTCATAAAAATATTTTGAAATCAGATTCGCCTTGAAGAGTACATAGGATTTGCATGTGGCAGGATCGGATAGAGATGCAAAATCTCTTATGGTTAGATTTGCCATCATGTACTCCAGCATTGCATTCATAATAGCCTTTGTACCTTCTTTTGATTCAAATTCTTTGATATAGGGCAATTGTACTGAGGTTGTGCCGCCCATCTTATTACTTATGCACTTTTTAACTTTAAAGAACCACCTCCAGCGTATCGCTATAGGATTCTAGGCGACGCAAGCATTTTTGCAAGGTAGCAACCGAGATTTCACTGGCTTCTGCGATTTTGGTCAGCGGAATGTTTAGGGTCTCACACCGTTTGATCACAAAGGCCAGACAGCCAGCCGCCAAGCTCGGCGGCATGTTTTCCTGTGACAATCCTGCTTCTTCGGCCTTTTCGGCAATCCGTTTGCACAAGACACTGAGATGATCCATTTGCTGGCGATCGATCGGAAGGCGACTCAGTGGTAGTTGAATGTATTCCGTGGCCTTTGTGCTGGACTGGCTCGGTTTATTGGTCGTAGTTAGCCGAAGAACACCCTTCTGACGGGCAAGTGCCATGACTTCTTGCATTTGCTTCAACGCCTTGGTAAAGGTGCTTGACGATAGACCGAAAATTTCGGAGATTTCTTTAGGCTTCCTCGGAGAGCCTGATTGTTTCAGGCTGGTATACAGACAGGCCGATAACAATGCGTCGCGACTAAGCCCTTGTCTTCCGCCAATTTCTTGCAAAGTCGTGTACAAATTTTTTGATTCTTCAATAATGGATTGATTGATGCCCGAATTAAGGCCGATGAGCGACAAATGCTCACAGGTTTGCAGAAAGGTTCGTTCTTTATAGGGAACCGTATTCCAGGAATGATACTTGCGAACACGATACATGGCCTTGGCAGTACCGTATCCATTCAGAATAACCGTGCCGAGCGAGGCTTCGGGTAGACGAGGATCTTGTGGAGCACCGACACGGGTGGGATCACCGCCACGATCCTCTTGGGAGAAGTAGCGATACTCTGCGGTATTGTCAAAGGGACGGGAAATGATGTAACCGCAGGCCTTGCAGGTTAGCAAATCGGTGGAATAGAGGCAGTCGGTGTTGAAACAATGAGGACACGTATCCATGTCCAAGGGGACAATTATTTTTTCAGGTTCCCAGCTTTCAAAGGACTCTTTGATAGGTGGAAGCGAAGATGCAGTTCGGTATTTGAATAATGATTCCATTTCTTGCTTACTTAAAACAGAACACACATTATCAATTTTTGGATAGTTACGCGCGGGTCTAAAATGCGCCAATTTTAGCATGAACCATATTGAGACAACTGACATATTGATATAGGTTTATCTTCAGGAAGTTATCTATTTTGTATCCGTACTTTTTCTTAAAATGCCCAAGTAGTAGGGCACCATGAGTACCAGTACAAAAAGTATTATCAATGCCACAAATAATGCGGCATCCCCATCGCCCAATCAGACTCCATTAAAACAAGGCTCGGAAACACGTACATCTGTCCTTCCGAGTATGGTTCCCGATGGTCTTGGTATGTTCGGCAGTCCCTATAAGCCAGCCGATGCCATGTTGACTCCGCCTCAAATTGGCGTGAATGTCGGCAGTTCTATGGGAGATGTCGTAAATGCCGTGAAGGGAGTGGGATTCTATATTGATCAAATTGGATTTGGTGCACCGTCCACTGGTTTAACGCAAGGAATGCCTCTCAAACCCCTTGGTGTGAATTATTTCATTAAAACGGGTGCCACTTGTTCAAACGGAGCAGATATGTGGAACTACATGCAAGGAATCACGCAGGGCGATGCACTTGGACCAAAGATAAAATCGGTCATGTCACAAATGGGCCTTCCACCCTTACAAGGTCTCGCTCCAGGGATGATTGAGGATGCCGAACACGCGCTCGATTCCAAGCCGTTGATCAATGCCTTGTTTGGATCGGGTTATCCACAGTGCAAACAAGTGACACTGCCGGTTGGAGATTCGTATGGGCGAATTAGAGACGATGTGACGGGCGAGTCATGGATTTCCTCGCCACAAACGGCGGTACGATCAGGTGATGGCTATGTACAGACCATGTGGGTACAAGACACGCTTCCGAATGGAGATCCTGTCAATTTATCGAGAGATGCATGGGTGGCTGCGCCGAAAACCTATAAGCCAAATGGTACAAAAAACGAAAGTGGATTTGAGAATTATATTTCACGGCCAGGTACGGTTATCACGGTAGGTGTGCTGTGTTTATTGGCATTTGCGATGCTTAGACGACACTAATATCATGTTTTCAAAAATCTCTATCTGTATTAAAATAGAGTAGGAGATTTTTAGGGTTTTTAGGGGATTTTTAGGGTTTTTAAGAGATTTTTAGGGTTTTTAAGAATTTTTTGGATTTTTAAGAATTTTTTGGACACTTTTTCCTAAAAAGTGTTAGTGCGTTTGGTCATCTGCTTATGAGCGTAGTACGCGCTGGCACCACCCATGAATTGGGCAAAGATGTAGCTGAACAGGTCAACCGGTTTCAGGCTGCCGTCCATGTACATTGCCAGCGATACCGCCGGATTCACGTGTCCCGAACTAATTGGTGCAATCAAGAAGATTACCAGTGCCAAGGCCGCACCAATGATCAGCGGATTGCCACCACTTGCAAAGATGGCGAGAATGAAAAAGAAGGCTCCAATGTACTCGGCGAGGTACGAGGCGAAGGTCACTTGCATGGTTTCTAGTAAAGAATAATAAAATAGTTAAATAGGTATGTCCTATCAAACTACATTAAATTGTGGGTTTATGTCATGTCTATGTCTACTATGCAAAGAAGACCCAATAACCGAAGAAGAACGATACAAAACCTTAATTGACAATGAACTCTTGCATGTCGTCAGTGGCTACAAGTTATCCGATCCTAAATTTATTCGTAATGCAAATGATATTCCGTATTGTTTGTATTGTGTAAAGCGGATTGATAATCAAAAACAGACATTAATTGAATGTGACAAATGCCATTATTATGTAGGACATTATGCCTGTTTTAGGAAGTGGAAGGAGGCGGGGAATACACGATGTAAGGCATGTAGTGGATAAATATACTATACCTTATTCCATTGGAGTAATAATATTCCATTCTTCCTCATTTAATCCAGACCACCCGTTATAGTATAAATAAATAACAGATAACAGTGCATTCGGCAATTTGATTCGTTGATCTTTTATATCTTGAATGAAATCACCACATGTTTTATATCGTTTTGTAATGGTATCTTCAGATAGTGCCTCATGTTTTGGTGTATAGGTATCAGGATTAAAGCGAATAAAATAGACAGGAATTCCTCCAAACATTTGACTGATATTTACCATGCGAGTTTGTTCGCATATACATGCACGGTCATTATGTTGATGTTCATCGCATTCCAAAATAACAATTTTATCATGAAAATCATACAAACGATCAGGTCTTTCTTTTCCGCATATTCCTTTATCAATGATACGATCTGTCATTTCGCCAGCAAGATCACGACTATCTAAATAGTCCATTAATGGTATCTGTTTTGCTAATAATGCAGACTTCCATGATAATGGGTTGCAATTTTCACATTTGTTATCTTTATCAAGTATATAAGGAAGATGACAAGAACTGCATGGCCGCTCTACTAAATTTTGTTCATCTTCATTTTTATGCAATTCACAATGAAGAGGTGTAAAATTAATACCCCATACTGCAAGTTCTTTACAGTTAGCGCATTTTCTATTAGAACGACGAATCATTCCTTTTTCTCGATGCACTGCACAGTGTGATACTTTACTTCCAAGCTTTCCAAAATTAGCACGACTGTAGCATTTGTCTACAATACAGTGTTTATTGGCAATATCAATCATGCCTTCCGCTTTATGCGTTGTACAACATTTGCCTTTTCCGTCTGGCAAATCAAAATTTGCACGTTTTTTACAATCGGTATGATCACAATAGGTGTGTGTAATATCAATCATATCATCGTGCTTATGTGTTACACAAAATCTACCATTTCCTCCTTTTATATCAAAGCTTGGTCTTATTTTACAATTCTCATGTTCACAGGTCTTATGTTTTACATCAATCATGGATGGCGTTTTATGTTGAATACAAAATTTACCACTGATACTTCCTTCAACATTAAATATGGGATTTACGACAGTACATCCACTATGATCGCAATATTTATTTTTAATGTCAATCATGTTTGCAAGTTTATGAGTTGTACAGAAACGACCACTACCACCTTTAATGTCATAGGATGGCTGTAATGTACAATCTGCGTGTTCACATGGTTTATGTGATACATCAATCATGCCTGGTTTTTTATGAGTTACACAAAATTCACCTTTACTCCCTTTATAATTAAATAGCCTACTCAAACTTGTACAACCAGGATATACACATCGCTTATTAACTACATTTATCATATTGTCTGTTTTGTGTTTTGAACAAAATGCAGGAGGCCTGCCAAGTATATTGCATGATGCACGTGTAATACATTCTGCATATTCACATAATGTAGAATGATGAAGACTTATCATATCTGCAATCCTATGTTTTAAACAATATTGTGGTTTTGATCCTTTATAACCATATATCGCTGTAATATTACACGATGCATCTTTACATATATTCAATTTAACGTTTACCATTTCATCTGTTTTATGATCTTTACATGCAATTGCTTTCTCTCCTTTTTTATTAAAACTTGGTTTTTTATTACATGTATTATGATAACATGACATTATTGTACTATTATATCGTACAATAAAAATAATATCAATTTTTGTAACGATACTATTTTTAGACTGCTTTAGCAGCATCATGACAAATCAACTTCTGATCCGTAATCAACCGTGATGCAATAGACATGGTTTCCAACTCTTGTAATAAAAGCTTAGTTGCATAAGGAATCTGAATCCTTGAGAAGTTCGTACTATTGTTACAACCTCGGCATGCCCAAATACTCTGTTCAGGATTAGCAATCGCCAATAATCCGCATTCCTTGCATGAATAACATGAGAAGGAATCTGAGCATTCCATTAAGCGTTCTTTTGTAAATTCTGCCATTCCATGCGCTACTACGCAGTCTCTTTCCATCTCTCCGACCTTTTTACCTCGCTCCGTTATGCATTTCCTCATAACATCATCACTATTCCTATCTCGTACATCCAATACATTGTATAGACACTGTATGTACTTAATAAGAACACTCTCTCGAGTGGGAGTGGACTATACCTTAGGCATATCTGTTCTGATATGCCCACTACCATCTAGTCTCTGCACCTTATTCATGCTCCTTCTGAGTTTAGAATCTTGGCTCAGGATTGTCTCTAGAATCACCTTATACCTTTACCTACTAGTTTTCCCAGTAGCCACACTATGCTTTCGCCATAGTGTTTAGGAGTGATACTTCCAACGAGAGTTTCCCTGAATTTGATAGTGTTGCCCTTCTATATAGGACTAGCACGGGTTTTATCCCGCACTTAGGCTAAGTAATGACCTAAGCCCGCCTTCGCGAGCCCTGCCTTCCGCAGGTTGCCGCGTCAACATCACCAGCGGACCCGACGCACGACTGTGCATCTTGTCGGCCGAGCAGTGACGCAACCTCTGATAGTAGCACGGGCCAATGAAGATGGATGTCTCCATTTGTCGCCCCGTGTACCCGTTGTACATAATTTCATTTCCATATGGCTCCATGCCATAGTTATCGCGTAGAATCGTTGACAGATCGTCT